CCTTCGGGCACCCCAGCAGTCTATCTGGCGTTTGCTAGGTAGGCGCTCCCCCTCCGCTCTGAAGAATTCTTGCGGAGGTGAACACCAACCGTTGGGGAAGGAGTGCGTTAAATGTCCTCGGGATACGTAACAACAAATCTTGGGCGAAAGCCCGACGTGGTTAAGAGTGATCTTAGCCCCGTTTCCGTTGATCTTTCCGCATATAATCCATTGTGGAAATTCAGCGTGAATGATTTTGCGTTTCGTAATCCCATCACTTCATTTCGAAGTGGACCGTCGTACGACCGAGAAGTTAGGAAGCCCGGTGCCATATTTGGCAGTGAGAATCTTAACGAGGTCCTTGCCGCGGAAGCTGGCGATATTGGACATGAGTTTTCGTGTCGGAAGGTTACTCGTTTTTCGGGTAACACTTTCTCACGTAGACCATCTCCTATTGCCAGTCCCTTCTGGGACAAGTTCACGAACCCTATTCAGATGCTTTTCACTCATCCGAGTGGACCGGATCTGAACTCAAACTGGTGGGTCGATCGAGTTAATAGCTCGTCAGACTGCCAGTATGGGTTCGCGAAGTCGGACTCTGACTTGGTCACGCTTGGTATCTCCTTTATTAAGGAGACCAATCCAATTCAGAGCCAGGTCAATCTACTGTCTTCGATCGCGGAAGCGCTAACAAACGGCGCTTTACTCCCAGAACTTCTTGGGAAGTCGATCGTAAGTAGTGCCATTGATCCTCGTAAACGGAGGGATATTATTCGTAATCTAGGTGGAGAGTATCTGAATTATATATTCGGATACAAGCCCCTAGCGGATGATATCGCCAAAGTTGGAGTGCTCATTGACACTGTCAACGGCTTAGTTGACCAGTGGATTAAGGACAACGGCACCATCGTGAGGCGCCGTCGCAAGATCCCAGGTCAGTGGCAAGCAGATAGCAATCGAGAATTTTCTTTCGATTACTCTAGCTGCTCTGGAGTTGCACATTGGTTTTCAATCCCTGGCCGAATCACTGGCCAGCCCAATGTTCAATTCCCAGGTTTCAACGACAGTAATACTGCTCGTTCGAACATGTCGCTGAAGGGTCTAACGGCTACGCGCGTAAGCAGTGAACTTACGTTCTCTGCTGGCTATTACTATGATTTCTCGAGCTTATACCTCCCCGCTGAGGGAGGGTCCGCCGCAGATCTCATGCATAGCTCAGCGCTTCGTGAGGACTTGACGAGGATAGCCTTCGGGCTAGACTCATCTTCAATCGTCACAGCGCTGTACGACGCTACACCGTTCTCCTGGCTCGTTGACTGGTTCACGAAAATTGGCGATTCTCTCGACAATTTTCGTGGTCTCCAGGCACGAGGCGTGCAACTGAGATGGGGATACATAGCCGAAACGGTTATCCGTGAGTCGTATTATGAATACGCTCTCACTTGGAAGCCAACCGGCGATGTATTCTTCAGATCAAACGGATTCTTTGACCAAAAGTCAATTCGTAGAATCCGTGCCACCCCATTCGGTTTTGGACTGTCCTTTGGCTCGCTTACCAGCAGCCAACAGTCCACCTTAGCAGCTCTTGTAGCTGCTAAGTCGTAAAACCAAGGGCAGTGATCCTGTCCTTCCCTTTCCCTTAGGAGTTCGAAATGTCCCTAGCAGATCCACAGTCAATCACCATCGGAAGTGCAATTTCTCTTCCCCGCGTCTCTGACGACGGGTTCAAGAGCTTGTACTACTCGACGGATCGATTGGTCCGGGAAACTGTTTCTTCTCAGCTCACTGCTGGGTCGAACGGCCGCACGAAGACCCTTGTCCGAGTGGACAAGGACGTCGTCGCCGCGGATCCCATCACAGCGCTGAACAAGTCACTGACAGGGTCGGTCTACTTCGTGTTCGATTTCCCGCTTTTCGGGTATTCGACCGCGGATAAGATCGCCATGTTCTCTGGCTTGTCCGGTCAGCTCACGGCGAGCACGAACCTCGTGCTTACCAAGGTGCTTCAGCTGGAACACTAACGTGAGTTAGTGGGGACGTAGGGCGGGGGCTCTTAGCTCCCGCCCTTCGCTGTGTCTAACTAGGGCCCGTGCATAATCACCCTTTGGAGGGGTCATTATGAAAAGGCACGAATTAGACATCCTAAGGACCGTCTTCATTGAAGGCGGAAAACGCTTGCAGATAGACCCCAGCCGCTCTCTAAAAGTTATAGAGAAGCGGTACGGACACGAGGGGAAATCGTTTTTATCGATTTCTCTCCCCGCCATGCATGACGACTTCATGGAAGCCGTTTCTGCAGGGCGATGGCTCGGTTCTCGACTCTTCGGAGTCAAGAAGGGAAGTCCCGTTTTTATGCGGGAGTTCCTCCAGCTCGTGTTCAACTTTGGGGCAGCTGGTAGCGTTCTCAAAGAAGGGCGGACAGCCATACAGGCGGTCCTTGTCATTCGACAGTGTCTTCTCTTGTTCAAGAAGATGAAGGCCTTGCCTTCAGATTCTCGTTCAAAGAAAGCTGTCGAGTCCTTCTTCGAGACAGAGCAAGAGTTACGGGTGAATAGATCATCCATCCGTAATGCCTGGACCGAGGACCACGACAGGATCAACTTAATCCTTTTCGGTGACCTCTACTCTGGAGTCGAAAATGACATCAGAACTGGTGCTTGTCTTTTCAAGCACGGACCAGGCTCAGTGGCAGAGAAGGCGTACGGTATCGATAAATATACCGTTGTCCAAGACCTTTGGACATCGCGCCTCGACAAAGTCCTTCCGTATGACGAGGTTTGCTTCGCAAATCCTCGCCATCTTTTGGACTCTGTTAATCCTCTGCTGCCTCTTACTCCAAATAACGAGCAATCTATGCGCGTTATTTTGGTTCCCAAGACGCAGAAAACGCCGCGAATTATCGCTGCTGATCAAACTGCAAACCAGTATGTTCAGCAGGGAATTCATCTTGCGATCCTCAAAAGGATAAAGCAGGATGAAAACCTTCGACTCGCGATCGATTGGACCGATCAAGAGCGCCAGAGAAGTCTGGCTCTCAAAGGTTCGATCGATGGCTCTGTATCTACCCTCGATTTGTCTGAGGCTAGTGACAGGGTTCACGTTTCCCTCGTTGCCAACATGCTTCGTAGACATCGTCTTCTTAAAGACGTTGTTTTCGCTTGCAGGACAACAAGGGCAAACTACTCAGGAAGAACTATCTTTCTTGAGAAGTTTGCGCCGATGGGTTCCGCTCTTTGTTTCCCTTTTGAAACTATGGTCTTTACGATCATAGTTATTCAATCGGTTCTCAAAGCGCGGATGCTACCAGTTACGAGACGTAATGTGATGAAAGCATTACGTTCCGTATCTCTGTATGGCGATGATATCATCGTTCCTACAGAGACTGCAATTCCCGTCACGGTATCCTTGGTGTCTTTTGGACTCAAGGTAAACTACCGCAAGTCTTTCTGGACTGGTGAGTTCAGAGAGTCATGCGGAGGAGATTATTTCCGAGGAATAGACGTTACACCTGTCTATCTTAGGTATAATCTCCTTGACGGGGACGATCCGAAGTCTCTCGCAGCGACGATTAGTTCGCAAAACCAGTTTTTTGACAAGAGCTGGTTCGATGTAGCAGATTATCTCACTAAGCTTCACAAGAAGCTAACGAGAATCTCTGTTACCCGACGAGAGATCTATCGGGGTTTCATGTTTAAAGGTTTCGAAGATCGAAACTTTAAACATGATAAGAGTCTTCAGTGTGCCGTTTTCACGGTTGCTGAATTCTCTTTGCGTACTCGGAAGAGTGCGAATCCCGATGGTTGGAATCAGTTGATGGACTGGATGGTCTCTGCAGAGAGATCCCAGTTAGCATCACTACGTTCCGAACCTTTGGATCGGCGGCCTGATATTCATCACATCAGGTATCTTCCAACTCCAGCATACTAATATACTGGAGCCATGGTTCCCGAAAGGGAAGCGGTTAAGAAACCGCAGTGAGGGGAGCACTCGGACTTACTACGGGTGCGTCGCACCCGTTGTACCCCGAGGCGGGTGCGACTTCAAAGATCTGGGTATTGGCGTATTACCG